AGCGTTAGAAAAACTAGCAAATCGAAGGTCACTAAAAAGAAGAGCAAGAGTAGAGTTAATGAGGCTGGCAACTACACTAAGCCAGCATTAAGAAAAAGATTGTTTGAAAAGATTAAAGCTGGCAGTAAGGGTGGTAAACCGGGTCAGTGGTCAGCACGTAAGGCACAGATGCTAGCACGTGAATACAAGGCAGCAGGAGGCGGTTACAAATGATATGGAACACGTATTCCTCCTATTTGTATTTGTAGGCATCGGAGAAGAAAAACGATTAGACAGCAGAGATTTATATTTTAGAGATTTGAAAGAATGTGTCTGGTATGCGCAGACACTGCACAAACAAGGGAGCCAGATTACCGCATATTGTCTTCCTAAATACGTTAACCCCGGCAACGTAAGGATATATTAAATGGACCCCATTAGTGCAATGGCAACCGCTTCGGCGGCTTTTAATACTATTAAAAAAGGTTTTGCTGTAGGTCGTGACATAGAGCAGATGGCTAGTGACTTAGGTCGCTGGATGGGCGCACTGTCTGACCTAGAGCAAGCAGAAAAAGAAGCAAAGAACCCGCCCATTTTTAAAAAGCTGTTTGCTGGTTCGTCTGTAGAACAAGAGGCTATGGAAGCCTTTGCTGCAAAGACTAAGGCAGAAAAACAGAGAGAAGAATTAAAGACGTGGATACAATACACGATGGGTCAATCCAAATGGGATGAACTCATTCGTATGGAAGCTGACATTCGCAAACAGCGGCAGCAGACATTATACCGTCAACGAGAACGTAGGCAGAAGTTTATGGAGATTGTTGTAATAATTCTAGCCGTTATAACAGGAATAGGCATACTAGCTGGTCTTGTGTATTGGGGAATGGCCCGTAGAGGAATTGTTTAATGGCACTTAAAAGCCCACAAAAAAGTCTAAAAGCATGGACAAAACAAAAGTGGCGCACTAAGTCAGGACAGCCTAGTGCAAAGACAGGTGAAAGGTATTTACCTGAAAAAGCAATAAAGTCCTTGACATCTGCTGAGTATTCTGCTACAACTAAAGCTAAAAGAGAAGGTACGGCAAAAGGACAGCAGTTTGTAAAACAACCTAAATCTATTGCAAAAAAGACCGCACGGTTTAGGAGGGGTATGTAATGTTAAACTTATTGATTGGACCAGTCACTGAACTGGCAGGAACGTGGTTAAATGGAAAAGTTGAAAGCACTAAAGCACAGGCTGCAACCAAAGTGGCGAAAGCTAAAGCGGAAGCTGTCATCATGGAAAAAAAGGCAACAGGCGAGATTGATTGGGATTTGGAAATGGCTAAAGGGTCGGCTAACTCGTGGAAAGACGAGTGGCTAACCATACTGTTTAGCATTCCTTTAATCCTTGCATTTATTCCCGGCATGGAGGAAGTAGTTGCAAACGGATTCGCACAACTGCAAGCAATGCCTGAATGGTATCAATATTCCTTGGGAGTTATCGTTGCCGCTTCTTTTGGCGTACGTTCAGCTACAAAATTCTTTGGTAAAAAATAATGACTATGTGGGCAGCGCACCAACAAACTACAGAAGATCAGGCGAGGAAGAATAATGACACTGGTAATGGAACGAGTTCTGGCGTGGAAGCTTTTACCCCGCTTGATGATGATTATGATGTCAATATCCGCTTGGCGGGTTGTGGAGTGGTTTATGACATTACCAGACCCTACAACACAACAGTCCGCATTGGTTAGCGTTGTAACTGGTGCAATGACTGGTGCGTTTGCCGTTTGGATGGGGCATGAAAAATGAAATATAGTAGAGCCAACTTTATTGACAAATTAATAGCGCATGAAGGGTTGGTCTTGACTGTGTACCAAGATAGCCTTGGTATTGATACGATTGGAATTGGTAGGAACCTAGAAGACCGTGGTATCAGCAAAGAAGAGTTAGACTACATGGACATACCAAGTATGGCTGTAGTTTACGAACATGGTATTACAGAAGCTGATGCACGGTATCTTGCAGAGAATGACGTGCAGATTGTCGAAGAGGAACTTGTGAGAGCGCACCCTTGCGTAGACAAGCTAGACTCTGTGCGTCAGCTTGTACTCATGGATATGGCTTTTAACATGGGTGTGCCACGTCTATGTAAGTTTAAAAATATGTGGAACGCTATCCACAACGAAGATTTTCCTAATGCAGCAAAAGAAATGCTTGACAGCAGGTGGGCAATTCAGGTAAAATCACGTTCAACAAAATTAGCAAATGCAATGCATAACGGAGAATTTTAATGTTTAAACCTTGTAAGAATTGCCCTACACCAAGCAACTGTAAGGCCGTAGGTAAGTGTCAAAACAAAGGCAAATAATATGTGGCCTTATACAGAGGATGAAAACAAATGGCTAGGCAATTAACAGAGAAACAGCAAAAATTTCTTGCTGTACTATTTGATGAAGCTGGCGGTGATATGGTTACTGCCAAGAAAATGGCAGGGTATGCTGACACTTCTAGCACTGGCGAAATTGTTAAGGGTCTTAAAGAAGAGATACTTGAGGCAACTCAAATGTATATGGCACGTAATGCGCCGAAGGCTGCGATGGCGATGACAGGTGCGTTGTATAATCCAACGGAACTGGGTATTCGTGATAAGATGTCTGCCGCTAAAGAATTGCTTGATCGTGTAGGTCTAGTGAAGACAGAGAAGATGCAGGTAGAGGCAAGTGGTGGTGTGATGCTTATGCCGCCTAAAGCTATTGTTGAGGAAGATGATTGATGGCTGGAAGAAACGACACTAATAAAAGAAAAGCTAAAGATGCTGCAATTTTGGGCGGCACTATGCTAGGTGGTGCTGCTGCAGCTACTTATTTAGGCACTGAAGATGAAAGAAGACGTAAAAAGTTTAAAAAAGACAGAGATACAAAGAGACGCGAAAAGTCAAAGGTGCGCCGTGCTAAAATTGATGCTACTACGGCTAAAATAGCACAACAAAAAATAGGGCAGCTAGAAAATATTAATGAAAAACATCTTAGCGCACGAGACAAAAAAATAAGACGCGAATTAATAAACAGAGAAAAAGATGTTATCAAAGGATTAAAACCTCGTACTTTAACTAGTATTGCTTCTAAAGTTGGTCTAAAATCTATTCCGGGTGTAGGGGCATTCCTTTCGTTATTTGCATCAACCCCAGCATATGGACGTGGTGGAAATGTCAACAAGAAGCGTAGGTAAGTGGAAACTTCCACAGCCAACAGACATTAAAGAAGAAAACGAATGGGTACAGATACCTCGCATTGCAAGGACTGTACCATTTGGCTATAAACAAAACGAAGAAGACCCCGACATTCTTGACCCAATAAAAATTGAATTGGATTTGCTTGAAAAAGCTAGACAACACGTAAATCAGTATTCTTATCGTGAAGTAGCGAATTGGCTTAGTGCAAATACAAATAGATATATATCTCACGTGGGATTAAGGAAACGGTTAGCAAATGAGCGACAGCGTAAGGACCAAGCTAGAAGCCTCCGCAAGTGGGCAGAATATGCGGAAACGGCAATCGCCAAAGCGAAAGCAATCGAAGAAGCGAGAACCGGCGCAAAAGCCAACGGTTGAAATACAGGAAACTGTAGCACCTGAATACGAAACTAGCAGTATAGAAGAACACGCTAACGTATTATTTAAACCCAACCCCGGCCCACAGACTGAGTTTCTTGCAGCAAGTGAACGAGAGGTATTATACGGTGGTTCAGCGGGTGGCGGTAAATCTTACGCTATGCTGGCTGACCCTCTTAGGTACATGGGGCATCCCGCTTTCAGTGGATTGCTTCTTCGCCATACCACAGAAGAATTGCGAGAACTTATTTTTAAGTCGCAAGAACTGTACCCAAAAATCTGGCCCGGAATTAAATGGTCAGAAAGAAAGATGCAGTGGACTGCACCGTCTGGCGCAAGGTTGTGGATGTCATACCTCGACAGAGATGATGATGTGTTGCGTTATCAGGGTCTAGCATTTAGCTGGATAGGGTTTGACGAGTTAACTCAATGGTCCACACCCTACGCATGGAATTATATGCGTTCTCGTCTACGGTCCACTGCGCCTGACTTGCCTATCTTTATGAGGGCTACAACTAACCCCGGTGGTAGAGGGCATCACTGGGTAAAGAAAATGTTCATTGATCCCTCACCATATAATAGGGCATTCGATGCAACAGACAGCGAAACAGGAGAAGTATTACGGTACCCAGCAGGACATCAGAAAGCTGGAAGACCTCTTTTTAAGCGAAGGTTTATACCCGCACGACTTTCTGATAATCCATACCTTGCGGAAGCAGGAGATTACGAAGCAATGCTTCTCTCCTTGCCAGAGCAACAAAGAAGACAACTTCTTGAAGGTGATTGGGATATCAAGGAAGGTGCAGCATTTACTGAGTTTGATCGCCGTATTCATGTTGTTGAGCCTTACGATATCCCTCACAACTGGGTTAAGTTTCGTGCCTGTGACTATGGTTATGGTAGCAAGTCTGGCGTTGTTTGGTTTGCTGTCGCACCTGATGAGCAGCTTATCGTATATAGAGAATTATACGTGTCAAAAGTTCTGGCAACAGACTTGGCAGATATGATCTTAGAGGCAGAGGCAGGAGACGGCAATATTAAGTATGGTGTTCTTGACAGTTCTCTTTGGCATAAGCGTGGCGATACTGGTCCTAGCCTTGCTGAGCAAATGATTAGTAGAGGATGCCGTTGGCGTCCATCCGATAGAAGTAGGGGCAGCCGTGTAGCTGGTAAAAACGAAATACATAGGCGTTTACAGGTAGATGAATTTACAGAGGAACCTAGACTTGTTTTCTTTAATACTTGCACAAACATCACGGCCCAACTTCCCGCCATACCGCTGGACAAGAAAAACCCCGAAGATATCGACACTAATTCAGAAGATCACTTGTATGATGCGTTAAGATATGGTATAATGTCAAGACCAAGGTTTAGTATATTTGATTACGATCCTATGGGCAAACCCGGTGGTGGTATGCGAGTAGCGGATGCAACCTTTGGATATTAAGGAAAAACATTATGGATGAAGATGAAATCATGATTGAAGACGACGCTATTGCGTTGGAGGATACAGACGATTCTGTGCAGTATGATGCGGATGTGTCTAACATTATTCCTGTTATCATGGAAAAATATAAACGGGCCGAAGATTACCGATACCAAGATGAAGAACGCTGGTTAAAGGCTTATCGTAATTATCGTGGTTTGTATGGACCAGATGTCCAGTTTACTGAGGCAGAAAAGTCTCGTGTATTTATTAAGGTAACGAAGACCAAGACTCTGGCAGCTTATGGCCAGATTGTAGATGTATTGTTTGCTAATAACAAGTTTCCTCTTTCTATTGAGCCTACAGAATTGCCAGAAGGAGTAGTAGCTGACGTACACTTTGATCCACAAGAACCAGAGGAACTTCGAGGTGAAACGGCGTTGTCCAGTCCTTATGGTTTTGCTGGCGATGGACAAGACCTGCCACCGGGTGCTACTGCTAAATCTTTGTCAGAACAGCTTGGACCTTTAGCTGGCAAACTTGAAGGCGTAGAAGACAAACTGAAAGAAGGTCCGGGTAAAACACCAACTGCAATTGAATTTAGCCCAGCAATGATTGCAGCTAAAAAGATGCAGAAAAAAATTCACGACCAACTTGAAGAGTCTGGTGCTAACAAAAATTTGCGTAGTAGTGCATTTGAAATGGCGTTGTTTGGTACGGGCATTATGAAAGGTCCGTTTGCTACAGATAAAGAATATCCTAACTGGAATGACGACGGCGAGTATGATCCACTGTTTAAAACCGTGCCGCAGGTAAATCACGTATCCGTCTGGAACTTTTATCCAGACCCTGACGCCAATAATATGGATGAAGCACAGTTTGTTATTGAACGACATAAGATGTCACGCTCTCAAATGCGGCAGCTTAAAAAGCGTCCTTACTTCCGTAGCCAAGTTATTGATGAAGCCATTCAAATGGGGGAAAACTATAACAAGAAATATTGGGAAGATGATCTGTCTGACTATGCACCAGAACATGGCATTGATCGTTTTGAGGTACTAGAATATTGGGGTACTGTAGATACAGAACTACTTGAAGAAAACAACGTAGATGTTCCACGTGAACTGAAAGACTTTGACGAACTGCAA